GAAAAAGCCCCTGAAATTCACTAGGAAAATCAGGGGCTTATCGTTTGCGTTTGGTGGAGCCGGGGGGATTTGAACCCTTTTTTTAGGGTGGTCTTATTTGGCCAATGCTGGACAATTACTGATAAATCAATGACTTGCGATCAGAAGAAGTCGCCTTAATTGGTCATTGTTGGTCAGTGATTTCGACACTTTTTCGACAGTGCGTCACACTAAGGCTGTTAGTCTTCTTCTATGACTTTCAGCGTACCTGGTATAGGAGTGATAATCGGAATCTGAGGGCCGAGTGGTGAGATGCTAGCTATAGATAGTGAAAGCTCACTTAGTTTGTTCATGCAAAAACACGCGTACTCTAACGAGTCTCTGCAGCTATCTGTGTCTTCAATAAAATTCTTAAATCTAGCGAAATCTAGATTTGTGTCCTGAAAATATTTCCCTTTTGTTCTTTCGCATGTCAATTGAGATGGCGAGTTTGGAATGGGTAGCTTTATTGCTGGCAAGGCCTCACGCCCTTTGTTGACATAAATTAGGCGATTAACTGCGAGCAGTGTTTTTCCTGCACTGGCAAGCGGGGCGGTATGAACTATTAAGTCTCTATATGCCCCCATTTCATAAAGCCACTGCCCCTTCTTGCTTGCATTCTTCAACTCAAGTCCGGCAGGAGTATTTGGAGGAGATTTTTTCCAAAATTTCAGAAGCCCACTCAGGGTTGTTATTTTTTCATTTTCGGCTGACTCTTTATTCTGTGCGCACACCCAGTAGAACTCAGAAAGATAGTCACGAAGTATGCATCCATCTATTAGGAACGATTGTAGTGCAAGATAGCAAAAAGATGTGTACCCGTTCTTGAATCTGGCGCCATCCGTGAAACTATCAACACTTTTAATTCTACTGCTTAGCTGATCTAAATAGCACTCAGATAACTGTCTTATTCGCCATTCACATGTTTTAATTTGGTGCGAAATCCTAAGCGCTATGTCACAAACTAATGCGTTTTTATCTTTAAAGGCTGAGTTTGCTATAAACGACCAGCTAAATCCCTGCTCAGTTGCTAGCCATCGGTTACGGGCTTGGCAGTTTGTCCTCCATTGTGGGGGATGTATTCCGTCAGCTTCATCTCTCGTTGTAAAAAAATCGCAGCCTACTACCGGTAGTCCGAATTTTTCAAGGTCAGAATACAAGTTTTCATATTTATTGATTTTAATAATCGCATTTTTTGCGTTTGTTGTTGCAGGATGTATCTCAACTTTATTATTGCCATGATTGTATGCGCGAATCCCACCGATCAAATGAACCTCTCTTAATGAGAAAGGCCATTCCTTATAGGCTTCGTTGCTCATGTTTATGTGACTCTGTTTTTTGTCTTCATGCTTATGAGCAGTTCCGATCAACCCCATTTCTGGTTTTGTTGCTCGGATTTCGCTCGTTTTGCTCTTTCCAGAATTGACACTCGGGACTATTTATTTTCCTTAGGCGCTCGTTTTCACTCTCTTGTTGGCGGCGCAGCTGTTCGGACTCCTTTGAGTATTCGGCTGCACGTTGTCTTCTAGCTTCGGTCTCCTGTCGCATTCGCTCGCTAGAGCGTTTTAGTTCTTGGCTAGCCTCATAAACATAGCGCTCGGCTACAGCTTTAGCGATTGCGAGTTCTATTCCATCTTTCAATAGACCGCCTAGAGTTACGCCAATAGTGATTATGGCTAGCCACTCGAAGCGTCCTATTGGGCGAATTCGCGGTGCCCAAGGGGCACGAATTTCATCTGTATCAACCTGCATGGGTTCCCTTTCCTGATAGCTGGCTTCACGCCAATCCTTCAACAATCCCGCCTATCTCGGGCATACCAACGCCTAGCCACTTCCTGTGTGATTGCTATCCCGCGCTTTGACTGGTCAAGTTTCGGTTGGCCTCGTCGTAGTCAGGGCTTGTTTGCCCAATTTCCGGCATGACTTCGCCCGTGGTAAGCCACCATCGATACGCAGGGTAGACGCTACCGAGGATTTCAATCTCGTCCGCTCCCACTCGCGCCTTCCCTCGCTTGATGCTTACCCATCGGTTGTAGTCCGTCGCGCCTGCTCTGGTCAGGGCGCTTAGGTTGCTACGGCCAATCAATAGCAAAGCTCTATCTGTGATGTTCATTCAATAGGTATTAATCATTATTTGGACTATGTACATGACATAGTCCAAGGGCTATTGTTTGAACATAGTCAATGGACATAGTCCAAGACCATAGTCCTCTATAGACCAACATAGTGCAGCAAAGGCCATGGAAGTGGAAGAAATCAAGGCTCAAGACCTCCGCGCGGCGCCCCCGGTGTTGCCCTGGCGGGACTTCGCGAACTGGATTGGCATGGGAGAAGAGCATGAAACCGTCCGTGGATGGATTCGTAAGGGCTATATCCCCGCGTACAAGATCGGCAAGCACGTGATGGTCAATGTTGCGCTTTTCGTCCACCAGCTGATGGAAAAGGAGGAGTTTTGACCATGCGCTACCTCGTAGAGATGTGCACCCTCCACGGCCCGACCCGGCAACGTCGCTGGCATCGTGTCCATCAGGGCGGTTCCCGCGTGGAATGCCAGCGCTGGGTCGAAGAGTCGGTGGCTGTCTTCCCGACCGAAGAAGAAGCCCGCCGCTCCTTCAGCCTGACCCGCGAACGCGCCCGGCAGGCTTACCGCATCCGTGGGGTGAGGGCATGAACCATGGCCGCCAGTCCCTACTACCTGCGCCAAACCCACGCCCCGGACTGCGCCTGCTCTGTGTGCTGGTCCGCAAGGCAGGCCATCCCATTGCACAGCCCGTCGCCGTGTCCGGACTGCCGGCCCCCTGGGCTGCCCTATCGGGAAGATGGCCGCTGGCTCTGCCGTCCCCGTTCCTTCTGCGCGAAACACGACCCGTCCCGGCGTCCGCCGAAGTACTGGCACGTTGTGTACGACAGCGGGAAGCCCACGCCCTTTGTGCCCGTGCGCGAAGCATTCCAATTGGAGGGCTGACCCATGCTCGCTGACACCCTGAAAGCGCTGCTCCTGCTCTGCCTGATCCAGGCCGCCCGCACCGTGGCCGATCCGGTCAAGGGCCGCGCTCCCGGCTCGTCGGAACAGCCTCACCGTTCCGGCGAACGGAAGCACGGGCGGAGCGCACCCTTGAACGCCTCCCCCCTGAAACAGCCTCCGCTGGGGAGTGTGGGGCAGCTTCTCCGCCCCGCGCTCTCGAGCCCTCGGCGGCAAGAGCGGGATGACAAGGGCAGAGCCCTTGGTGTTGCTCTGCGGGTTCCAAGGGGAAGCGTTCCCCTTGGCCGTCGGAGACGACGTTGCGATAGGGATCGTTACCCGGATGGGCCAAGACGAACACCTCTGGTTGGCTTGGTTCGCTAGCGAATAGAGCCCGGAAGGGATCGCCCCACACATCACTTTCACCCAACACCGCTGAATGAAGGCGAAACAGCCGAATTTGCAGCAGCGGGACAACTCACGCCGAAAAAGGCGAATTGAAGGAGAAACACCGATGAACATGTTTGCAACCCAAGGCGGCGTCGTCGAACTGTGGGTCACCAAGACCGACACCTATACCTCGACCAAGACCGGGGAAATCTACGCCTCGGTCCAATCCATCGCCCCGATCCCGGAAGGTGCCCGTGGCAACGCCAAGGGATTCGAGATCAGCGAATACAACATCGAGCCGACCCTGCTGGACGCCATCGTCTTCGAAGGCCAGCCGGTGCTCTGCAAGTTCGCCAGCGTGGTCCGCCCGACCCAAGACCGTTTCGGCCGGATCACCAATACCCAAGTCCTTGTGGATCTGCTGGCCGTGGGCGGCAAGCCGATGGCGCCGACCGCCCAAGCCCCGGCCCGCCCGCAAGCACAGGCCCAAGCCCCGCGCCCGGCCCAGCAGCCGCAGGGCCAGGACAAACAAGACAAGTCCCCGGACGCCAAGGCGTAAGCCGTAGGAGGCCGCGATGCTCCGCTATCTCTCGCTGTTCGCGGTAGGTCTGGCCACCGGTTACGCCTGGGGCTGGATCGACGGCCTAGCGGCCTCCCTGGCTGTTTGAGGACTGCACGAATGGAAGGCTCTGTATCGGTTCAAGTGTGCAAGACCTGGGTCCAGAACGCGGACGGCACGGTTGGCTGTACGCACCTTGAGTGGATACAGACCTACCTGCTGCCGCCTGAGGCAGAGGGCTATTTGACTCTGCTGATGGGTGGTTTCGACCCGTCGGCCTTCCGCCTCGGCTTCGCCGGGACCATCGGGCTGTTCGCCGTTGGTTTGGGGGCTGGCTTGATCATTTCCGCCATGCGCAAAGCGCGCAATTAATGAGGTTCCAATCATGGAAAAAATGAAAACCCTGTTCCGCAACGCTTCCATCGCCACCGTCGGCCTGGCCGTGGCCAATGTCTCCTTCGCCGAATCGCTGCTCGACGAAACCACCAAGGGGGTTCTGGCGCAAGCCAGCACTGATGGCGGGTCCGTGGCCAAGCTGGTGATCGCCGCCGTGGCGGTGCTGGTCGGCCTCGCCCTGGTCATCGGCGCGATGCGCAAGGCCTGACGTGATCTGGTCCCTGATGCTGGGCGCATTCATGGCGTCCGCGCTGCTGACGGGATTGAAAATCGGCCAGTATCAGTGACAGGAGGAGGGGCCGAAAGGCCCCTTTTTTATGCCTCGGTTCATATTGTTGATTATTACGTTGTTATTTGGTTCGGTGGCTCATGCCGAATATTATTACTGGTTCATGGATTATTTTAATAAGAAAGTTCCATCCCCTACGGCTGGCTGTGATCTTTATTTCAGTAGTATTTCCAAGGACCCTGGTCGGGTTTTTGTTATGGAACCTTCGTCAAATCCAAGTGAGGCGGGTAAGGTTTTCTATTGTGTAGTTCGCTCTGGAGATTGGATTCTTTTTAATACGACTGTTGTTTTGAAAGGCGATAGCTGCCCGGAAGGTACTGAGTTCGATAAAGAAACAGGTGAGTGTAAGGAGAATAAGTGCAAGATTCTGGCTGGCTCGCTCTATGAAAAAGGCGGCCACCAAGCACCGATTTCCCGCTTCATCAATTACCTCGGTTGTGAGATCGCCGTCAGTTCGATTGATGGTTGTATCGGCCCCGCTGAGGGCGAAGCGGGTGGAACCTTCTGCCGGGTCATCGGCTCGTTCACCGGTAACTGGTTCACCTCCAAGGGCTCCTGTGCTTTCGGCTGCGACGTGGGCCCGGGCGACGGTCCGCCTCCGGGTGGGGACGGCGGCACCGGGGGCGATGGCGGCAGCAACCCGCCCGGCGGCGACGGTGGAAGCGATGGCGGCACCAAGCCCGGTAACGGCGGTGGCGATGACGGCTCCAGTGGTGGCGGCGGCGGTGGGGGCGGTGGCGGTAACAACCCCTGTCAGGGCCATGTTGGCAGTGACTGCGGCACCACGCCCGGCGGTGACGGCAGTAGCGGCGGCGATGGCGACGGGACCGGCTCCAGCGGCGGGACCGGTGGCGATGGCGGCGACGGCTCCGGCGGGGGAGGCCTGAAAGAGCCGAAGCAAGGCTCCTTCGACAAGACCATCAAGGAATACGACGACGCCATCGCCAAGGCGCAAAAGGACTTCCAGGAACTGCAAGGCAAGTTCGAAAGCGTCCTCGCTTCCAAGTTCGATATTCACCTGGGCACCGGCGGTGGCTCCCTGCCGTGTTGGGACTTTACCGCCCTCGGCCAGCGCTACGACGTCTGCCTCACCCAGTACGCCCAAGAACTCTCCGTCATCCGCTACGTGGTGCTGTTCATCGCCGCGATCCTGGCCGGATGGATCGTTTTCTATCGCTCCTGAGGAAACGCCATGGACATTCCCTTTCTCTCCGACATTCTCGCCTGGATGCAATCCCTCTGGGACTTCCTCTACAGCGGTGTCTATGACTTCGTCACCGACGCCTTTGTCCTGCTGACCAAGATGGCCATCAAGGGCTGGTTCGAGATGCAATTGTTCGTCGCGGAAATCGGCTACAAGGCGTTCCGCGAAGTCGTCGGCGGCATCGGTATCGGCTCGACCATCACGTCCTATTACTCGTCCCTGGACGGCGACCTGCGCTCGCTGCTGGCGTTCTTCGGCCTGCCGGACGCGGTGAACATGATCTTCGCCGCCATCGGCACGCGCTTCTCCATGTCCTTCATCCCCTTCATAGGTAAGTGACATGGCGATCAAGATTCATCACGGCCCGAACGGCTCCTACAAGACCTCCGGCGCGATCCAAGATGACCTGATCCCCGCGATCAAGAAGGGCCGCGTCATCATCACCAACGTGCGCGGCCTGACCCGCGAACGGATCTTCCAAGTGATGCCGGAGACGCCCTCCAGCTGCGACGTCATCAACCTCGACCTCGAGGACCTGGATGACATGGAAAAGATGCGCACCTGGTTCATGTGGGCGCCGCGTGGCGCGTTCATCATCTTCGACGAAACCCAACTGATCTTTCTGAAGTCCTGGCGCGAAGCCGACCTCAAGCGCTTCGACTTCCCGGACGGCCCGGAAGCGGCCAAGGCAGCCGGGCGGCCCATGGGCTGGCTGGATGCCTGGACCCGGCACCGGCATTTCAACTGGGACATCATCCTCACCACGCCGAACATCGCCTATATCCGCGACGACATCCGCATGACGGCGGAAAAGGCCTATCTGCACTCCAACCTCGCCGTCATCGGCATTCGGGGCCGCTACAAGGAAAGCCAGCACTCGGCGCAGGACAACAAACCGCCGGCCCGCGACGTGATCGTCGAGATCAAGAAAATCCGCCAGGAGACCTTCGCCCTCTATGAATCGACAGCCACCGGCTCCGTCACCGACACCATCGCCGGCAAGAGCCTTTTTAGACAACCTAAGATTCTTCTATTCATGGCAATTCCGGCCCTTGCTATTGGGTCTGTGGTTTATGACGGCGGACCTCGTCTGCTCATGGGCGACCCTGTATCGCCGTCTGCTGCTGGAACTGCTGCGCCTGCTCAAGCCGGTCCTGCTGTGGGTGCTGCGCGTGTTACTGGTGCGGCTGATCCTGATGCTGCTGATGATGTACCTGGGCACCCAGGCGTTCCGGGCGCTGCTCCTGTAGGGCATCCCTTCGCCGGCCGCGACTTCATCGTCAAGGCGACCCTGCTGTCCGCCTCCGGACGCCGCACCTATCTGTTCGCCGTCCGGGGCCACGACGGCAGCGAATTCACTCTCACCGATCGCGACCTGACCGACACCGGCTATGCCGTGGTGCCGCGGGGCAACTGCGCTGCGGAACTGAGCTTCAAGGGCGGTTGGTCCGGCTATGCCGCCTGCGCCGGGCGTAGTGCCTTGGGCAATGCGCCGCCGGCTCAGGCCGCCGCGCCGAGCGTGCCGCCCGCCGCCGCGAACAGCGCCGCCGTGCGGGTGACGGTGGTTCCTGACACCAGCCGCTTGCCGCGCTCGATCAACTGAGGGGGAGCCGATGAACTGGACAAGCTATTTCGCCGCCCTGGGGCTGGCGTTCCTGGCCTATCTGGCGGGCTTTTTCTTCGCGGTGGCGGTGACGCCGACGGGGCCGGTATGGCCGCTGTAGCCGGCCTGGCCGGGGCGCGCGCGAACGGCTCGTCTCGGAGTGAGCAAGCGCCACGGCGGGGCCGGCCGACGCCCCTGTAACACGTCGGATAAGCACCCCGCGATTTGGACATTAATGGACATTGTTAGGTGAAACCATGAAGAAAGTGACCCATCAAAACCGCCTCCTGCTGCAACCCGACGGACAACTGCTGGACTCCCCCAAGGGACGGCTCTTCGTTGATTCCATGACGGGGGCGTTCACCGACCTGTCAGGCGTGCGCATCCTGCGTTGCGGCGTGGACACGGTGCGGCAGTTGTACAACGGCAAGTTGCGCCCGGAAGTCATGGCGCTGTTTGACCTCTCGGTGGATGTGGTCGAGTTCGCCGGCTACGAATGGTCCAAGGGCCGCATCGGTCGCGACTCCGGCTATCAGTACCGTCTGCAGAACGCAGAACTGGGGCTGATCCTGCTGATCAAGAATCACAACATCAAGGTCGACACCCTTGGCTCGCACCTCAAGATCGAGGTGTCGCCCCATGCCCTCGACGGTGCCGACCCGCATATCCTCCAGGGCGTGCTGGATGACTTGGCCGCTGCCGTGCTGAGCCACTGCGAAACCAACCAAGCCGCTGTGCATATCGCGCTGGATGTGCAGGGCTGGAAACCGCCTCGCGATCTGGTGGACCGCATGCATTGCCGCTCGCGTCGGGTACGACAAATCAGCGGTATCGAGCGGATCGAATTCGATGGCAACGCCTCGGTCTACGGGCGTGGCGAGACCTTCATGTTCGGCTCGGCCAACGGCCTGCAACTGTCAATCTATAACAAGACCCTCCAGGCTCGGGCCACCGACAAGCTCGACTATTGGGAAAGCGTGTGGGCGTCCCTGAACGGCGACCCGTTCGGCGATGGTGACCCGGCCTATAACCCACTGGAAACGGTGTGGCGGCTCGAATTCCGCTTTCATCACTCCATCGTCCAGCAGTTTTCTGAAGGCTCGCGTATGGCCTCCGGGGAGGTCATTGGCTGCCGCACCTATGAGGGCCTCTGCCCGCACCTGCAAGGGCTGTGGAACTACGCCTGCGAAAGCTTCAAGCTGCTGAGCCGGACAGCGGTCTACGATCCGTTCTGGAGCCTGATCAGCCAGGACGCCCGCGTCCAGGTCGAGTGCGATCCGCTGATCGAGCGCACCGAGTATCGGCGCTATTACAAGACCGCCAAGGGCTTTAGCGGGCGTAACTGCGAGATGTTCCTCGGCCAGTTCATCAGCCTGATTGCGCGGGAGCGTATCCCGGCAAAAAAGGCTATTGAGTCCGCCCGCAAATTGGAGTTCTGGCACGTTATTGAAGACCACTACCTGGCCAAGGGTTGGACTTGTCGCGATCTGGAAAGGCATATCCACAAGCTGATGTGTGATCGGTATCTACGGCGGGGATACGCGATCTGATGGCGATCACCAAGCTTGAGGATGGCCGCTGGCTGGCCGACGTTGAACCAATCAAGGGCAAGCGCTTCAGGAAGCGTTTCAAGACCAAGGGCGAAGCCCAGCGGTTCGAAGCCACCGTGCGGCAAAGAACCATTGAAAACCCTGCCTGGACGCCAAAGCCTAAGGACCGTCGTAGGCTCTCCGAACTGGTGCAACTCTGGTACGACCTACATGGCCATTCACTGCGAGACGCGCCTCGACGACTCTCCAAGCTGCTGCAACTGGCTGCTCGATTGAGCGACCCGATTGCGACGGCCCTGGACGCGTCCTCGTATGCGAGCTTGAGACGTAAGCGGCTGGAGGAGGGGATATCCGGAAAGACCCTGAACAACGAACTGGGATACATCCGCGCAGTGTTCAACGAGCTGAAGGACCTGGGCCAGATCGACTACGAGAACCCGCTGGCCGGGGTAAAGCTGCTCAAGCTGCAAGAGCGCGAACTGTCATGGCTGACTACCGAGCAGATTGGCGAGCTTCTCGACTCCATCCGCAATCGTTGCGACAACCCGCATACTGAGCTGGTGACACTGCTCTGCCTGGCTACCGGTGCGCGATGGTCCGAGGCGGAAAAGCTTCCCGCGCATCGACTCCAGGGCAACGTCGTGACCTATGCCGGTACCAAGTCAGGGAAGGTGAGGCACGTGCCGATTCCACCAGAGCTGGCTGATCGGGTGAGAGCGCATTGGCGGATGTATGGGCCGTTCACGTCCTGTATCACATCCTTCCGCCGCGCCCTGGAGCGCACCACTATCGAACTGCCGCAAGGCCAAGCCAGCCACGCTCTCCGGCACACCTTCGCGAGTCACTTCATGATGAATGGTGGGAACATCCTCACGCTTCAGAAAATCCTTGGCCATTCAACTCTTACGATGACCATGCGATACGCACATCTTTCGCCTGACCATTTGCAGGACGCGATACGTTTTGGACCTTTATTTAGCTATCTTGGAGCGTGATTCGTTATTTGCGTGGGGATACGGACTATGAAGTCAAAAGAAGTGGTAAAGGCAATTTTTGATCAGATACAAGAGGTCAAAAAGCAAGGGAATACGGTTGTGACAGTCGACTCGCTGGAGGGGCTGCTTGCCGCCCTGGATCGACACATAGACAGCCAAGAACCCTTAGAACAAGCGAGTTTCGAGTTTCAGAAACAAACAAATGAGTTTCACTACCAGTCATCGCAGGAACTTTTCAGGTCGGTTATCAACAGCGGCCAGTCCGCATTGAAGACAAGCATTTTGGTCGGGGGTGGTGCAGCTGCCGCGTTACTTGCGTTCGCAAGCTCCGCCTGGAAGGCTCTTAAGCCTGAAGGCTTGGATCTGTTGGGGGGAAGCGTCTTGCTTTTGTCCCTGGGCGTAGTGTTGACTGCAATCGCAACAGGTTTTAATTATCTGGCCCAATTTTTCTACTACGACGCTTACCATGCTGATGAAGAAACCAAGTGGCACGACCGGTTGGGTGGCCTCTTTAATTTTCTTAGCAGCGCGCTCGTAGTCGTGTCTTATGCGTTCTACATTTGGGCTTGCTGGCGTGTTTATCTCATGATGCACGCATTTTATGTCGTAAAGGGCTTCCCCGTCCCCTGATGTCGAGGAAATCGACATTTTTTCGACGCTCCATCGCTACAAC